CATCCACAACTAGATGGTGGTATATTCTACCATCAATATACCATCTTCGAAATATATCGTGGGCATTTTCTTTAAAATTCAAAAGATTAAGAATACCATTAAATTCTTCCTGAATTTGATTCTTAATATTATCAGCTACTTCAACATTTTCTAAATTCAAGTTAACAATACTATTATCATCATCATAAATTATAGATTCATTTACAATATTTTCAATAGCGTCATCGACCTCGGGATGACTGGCAATCCCGCGGTATTTTAAAATCATTTGAAAATTATCTTTAGCAGCGTTTCCGTCAATATCAACATATTGACCATAATGACCGCCTGACGCAGTTACATAACCAGCCCCGTCTTCATCGGTTGCTGGAACAACAGATTTTAGTCTATTATTATCTAATTTTGACTGGGATGCTTTTTTAATTTCAAACCCAAAAATTTTCAAAGTATTATCAGCCATTCTCTATCCTTACCTTATAGAGGAGAAGGATTGTCCTTCTCCTCCATTAGTTTTATTTATTCAATAATTAAGTAGTTTATTCTACCTGCCCATTAGCACCGGTAGCATTACTTTCCCAATATTGAATTTGGAATTCCACTGAGAATTCCTCAACAGTATCATTATTATCATATGCAAGATCAATCGCCGATACGTTTGTTGGGAATGCACCCTTAAATTTGTATCTATAAAGAATTGTTTCATCTTTATCTAGCTGTTGAACTTCCATATCCGCTTGATAGTCTAACGGATTAGTGCGGCCAGTATTTGCACTATGTGCATTCATGCCATTCATCCATCTTTCCATTGCAGATCTGATTCTAAAGTCAGTATCATTGATAATAGTAACTGTCCACGGTTCAAAAGTTCTGTCTCCCGCGATTTGTATTTGACGACCTCTAAATCCAATAGGAATATTACCCATTGTTGATGCCGGTAGATTGGCCCCTTTACATAAGAAAGATGTTAATTCAACATCGCCCCCTGCATATGCCGGAAAACCCATTACTACTTTAAATAAATTGGGTCTTGCACCACCACCTTTTAATTTTGATTTGAAATCATCGACGCCTAAAATAGCCATTTTATTTTCCTATCTTTATGCTGCGCCAACAACTTCTTCAAACGAAACACCGGAGCGAACAGCTACGAAATTTAGAGTGATGAAGTTAATTGATCTTGCTGGTTTAATGAACATAGAGGCTACAAATTGGTTAGCATCAATGATCTCGCCGGTATTATTGGTTTCGTCGCATATAACTGAAAAATCAGTGATACCTCTTCTACCTTTAATATCTCTTAATACTGGCTCTACAATATTTAAGAATTCTGCACGAGTAAATTCGTCGTTGAATTCGAAAAGAATATTTTGCGACGCTGCCGCAATAGATCTTTCCAACAACAAGAAGAGTCTACGAACGTTGATTCTATCAAATGCGGAGGGTCTGTTTAAGTGAGTTTTATCACCAAATAACAATACACCATTTCCTGGAATATTTGCTACAGGGTTGATTCCCGCTTTATACAATTCATCTCTTTCTGTTTTAGATGCATTGTATGATAGCCCGGTAACACCCAAATATTGCCCACGGCGTGTACCCGCTGGTGAATACCAAGCAGCAGCATTAAGATCTGTAGAAGCCATAATACCGGCTGTAGAAGATGCTGCTGGAATATAAATGTATTTATCGTTAAATTTATCATAGACTTTTAGATAGTTGTTGTCAACTACTAAATATGAACTACGTGTAAAGGATACATTCGCAATAATTGCTGCATTAATATTAGCTTTTGCTACACCAACTACTGAGTTTCTATTTGGTGATGCAATAACAACGCAATCTTTTCTGCCATTAGTACCTTGTACTTTTGCCACCAAATCATTAACTACGGTTGTTTGATCAGCAGCAAGGGCCATTCCAGGTGCAATTAAGAAATCTACCAATGTAGTGTCTTTGTCTGCAAATTGGTCAAACCCGCTAATATATTGTGCGGTACCCAATGCCCGGCTATCACTACCATTTGTTAAAGAAATAGCTTTTGCTGCGCCTGTAAATGTTGCGTGTACAACACCGTTTACAGCTTGAGCTGGTGTAACAACACCTGGAATATTCGCCATATGAATAAATGCCGAACCTCTGTTAATCACATCTAAAATATAATTGCCAGAGCCATTTGATGTTTTAGCATTAGTTGCAACCGAAACAAATGCAAAAGTTTCAAGAACTTTGCCTTTTGTACCAGAAATTACGCCGTCTTCATCAATTACTGCAACGTGTACTTCATCCGTACCAGTTGCGCCAACATTACTAGCAAATGGTGATAATCCAGGAGCAGCATCAAATTCGCCTTTAAATGCCCAAGCAGCAAATCCGGTATCGGAGCATACTTCAACTTTTAATGAATTGCCAAGTGCGCCAGGATATCTCGCGATAATTTCATGGCTGGCTGCTTTAAGCGTTGATTCTTGAACATCCCAATTATCATCATTTTTAACAAGCGGAATTGATGTAGGGGTACGAGCAGTGTCGGCACCATAAGCATTTACAATATCAGACCCTTGGCCACCAGAAATAGTAATTGTTGGATTTGAATTGTATAAAAATGGTGTTGCGCCCGGAGTTACTGTGAGCGCTGTAACCGCACCCCCAGAAATTGTAGCTGTTAATGTTGGTGTATCGCCGCTATCAGCAGCGGTAATTGTTACGGCAGGGGCAGTGACATAATCTTCACCGCCTTCTGAAACTGTGAGTGTTAATACGAGTCCGTCAGAATCAACTGCAGCTGTTGCTGTTGCTTCAGTACCGGCTTCGTATACTTCTCTAACTACCTGTAGGCTATTAGAGTATTTTAAAAAGTATGAAGCTGTATGAAAATCTACTGATGTTTCATCAGAAGGATTTCCGAAAACGCTTACTAGTGTGCCTTCGTTGCTTACAAGAATTGGCTGGTCAACTGGACCCCAACGAAAATTACCAACCATAGCTCCGGTAGATGAGCTAGCGTTTGGTACACCGTTGGTTAAGTCAATTTCTCTTGTAACAACTGCTGGTGACACAGATGGATTTCCTATGGCCATGTCTTATTCCTTTGCAGAGAGTAAAATTATATGTATTTCATAATAAGGTTATATTCAATTACTATTATTTATAAGAATTTAAGTTTAGACTTTACCAATCATTCTGGTGTTCTTCTATAGCCCAACTAGAATGAAATGTAGTATCATCAATTACTGTAGATTGCCCATCATCGTAAAAACCGAATGGGACAATATCATCGTCTATTTCTTTCATTCGTTGTTCAAACATCAAATCTTTAATACTAATATCAGTTAATTCATTAAAAAATGATGTTCCAACAAAATAAGAAAATAATATTAAATTCATTACTAAATCATCGTGATTTCCATCAGATGCTTCATATGATTGCCCCCGCGCCGTAAATGTAGAAATTTCTAATATGGTATTTTCATCCATAATATCTAATTTATTATTTTCCATTAAATCTTTAAATGAAGAACAACCAATTCTTTTAACTTTGCGTGTCATTAACATACCAAGTGAACCAGACTTTACTGCCGATTCAACAAACATATTTTCATATTCTAAATCATGATATAAACCATTACATACAACTTGCCCAGCATCATTAGATTCTATAACAACCATTGCTTCATTATATGACATAGCATATTTATAAATAATATTTGGATATAATAATGGAGAAATATGATTATCTCTATATGTAGCTACCTGTTTAAATGGATTTACACTAACATCAATTATAGTAAATGTACTATAGTCTTGACCCCTACCTTTCGCAACATCTACTGTCATTATATATTGGTGATCTTTTTTAGATTCCTCATATACATAAACATTATCCCGAGTAACGTTTATTGGATCTTTTCTTCTAAGAGATAACAAAACTTCGGCACCAATTAAAGTATCGCCCGTTCCAAAAAAAGTGTTATGTGATACAAACCCTTGGTCATGATTATACACACTTCCATTACCTACATTTACCGGATCATAAAAATAGTCACCTTCGTTTATTTTACTGATACGCGATACAATCTTACCTATGTTATCGCCTATGAGCACATCCCGGGCATAGACTTCTTTATCATTAATAATGAATCTGTGATCAACCGCGCATTCAACAGCTGTATTGTCTTCAAAAATAAATTTTAAATATTTTTCATGCCAATATCTTTTTACTCCATCAAACGATTGAAAACCGGATGGTGTTAAGATTTGTATATTGATGGGAGAACGTGTGTTCGTGTTTTCCATTCAATAATACCCTTTAATGTGACATTTGAGCATTTATAGTGTTCTGCATATTTTCTTGCAAAATGTGATGATGGAGTTTTTTGAAGCCATCCTTTTTTCTTTGCATTTTCATTGTATTCTTTAATTTCTTTTTCACAATTTAATTTTTCTTTTTCATAATGAGTTCTAATTTCAATTACTTTTTTATCAGAAATTTTCGGTGGTTTCAACCTTTTACCTTTTCTAATTTCTGAATGGTGTTGTCTTATTTTTGGATCCTTCCATTGATTCAAAGACAACTGTCTCATTTGTTCTGAGCCCCCGCCTCTTTTTTTAGCAGACTCACTCATTTTTTTCCGCGATTCTTCTGAGTACAAATATCCTTCAGTAGTAAAATTAGGAGAATTGTGCCCATGTCCTTTTCCAGACCAAGATTCATTTAAACCATTATTAAACGTGTCTAATTTACGAATCCAATATTCTTCACGTTCATTAATGTAATTTCTATCACTACTTTTTTCTAGTATTTCTACAGTAAATTCATCTTCGCGAAATCTTTTTGATCTTTTATGGTCTCCCATTCTCTGCTTCATACGTCTGTCTATCGTTATACCAACGTATTGCTGCGAGTCTGATTTCCTCGTCAACAGATAAACCAGATGTTGATCCTCGTTGGATACACTCATATAAATTTCCTATAGTTATTTCTGCTATATAGTTATTTATACAAATAGTAATTTGGGAAGAACTTTTAAGGCAATTACCAAATTCTTGGTCAAATTGCAATTTAGATGTATTTGCAACTGTTTGTTTTTTCCATTCTTTATCTCGTCCAGGTACATCCCACCAGTCAACTCTAAACGGTTTATAATTATTAGTTTCTTGTACTGCGCCTTCCCATATTTTATGGAAAACATTGCCAATACCATTAGCAGTTGATGTAATAATAACTTTTGTATCTTTACCTGATGAAACCACTGGATATGTAGATGTATAAAATTCACTAGCTCTTTCAACAAAAGCAAACTCGTCTAAATACAATAATGAAACTGACATACCACGAATAGATGATCCACTTGTTGCCGCAGCAATAACCCGAGAGTTATTAGAAAATTCTATACTTCCTTTATTTAATGCTTTACAACCAGGCTGCAAAAAGAATGGTAAATTTTCTAGCATAAGAGTAATACGGCCAAGCATTTCGCGTGCCGTTGCGCCCTTATTAGCCATTACTGCAATAGTTTTTTCACTATGAAAAATAGCAAACCAA